GTGCATTCTCTTGTGGACGGCGTTCAGCACCTTGGTCGCTTGGTCAATCATGGCCAACGTCGTGCCGACCGGGGCGTCGGCCCGGCCCTCGCCGACCTGCTGCTCTGACGTGCCGCCAATCCGCATGCCGGTCGTCGCCATGTTCTCGACGAGCGACATCAGGGCCTGACCGGGCTCCTTGTAGGGCAGGGGCATGATGGCGTCACGCAGCGGAGCGCCACCGGTCTTGATCAGGGCGCCGCCGCCGGGGGGGACGCGGAAGATGTTGGTATTTTGGCGTCCACCTGCGTCGCTGTACAGGAAGCCGGGGAAGTTCGCGTACATGCCAGCGTCCAGCATCTCGCGCCACGCCGCAGTGATGGCGTTGGTGGTGTTGCCGAGGATGTGGAGCAGGCCGATGTCGTAGAAGCCCAAGCCGGGCACGAACGTGTACTTGACGAAGTTCGTGCGGGCCTCGGGCAGATCCTGCTCGTCCTCGTCATAGTTGCGGACGATCGACAGGATCTCGCGCGACGAGAGGTCGATGGTCACGCGGTAGGGGATCTCAAGGCCGGACACCTTGCCCTTGTACTTGTGCTCAAACCCGGCGATGTCCAGCTCGCAGTAGCACTCGTAGATCTCGCGGTCGCGGTCCTCGGGCCGGAACGTGCCCGCCGAGATGCCCTGCACAGAACGCTCCTCGCGCTGCGCCGAGTCCAGATCCTGCTCCTTGGCCATCGGCAAGTCGATGTCGCGGTAGACCCCGAGGATCTGCAGGCGCTTGACGGTCGAGGCCCGCATCATCGAGCGGTGCGTGATGCGCTTGGCGTTGCGCAGGTCGGTCGCCGCGTTGTTGACGATCAGGTCGTCGGCGTCGACGCTCTCGCTGACTGGGCGGCCGCGCAGCGGGCAGAAGTAGACCTTCTTGAAGCTCGTGCCGCCGAAGCCCAGCATCAGAAGCATGCGGTCGGTGTCAGGATAATATTCCGTGGCGGTGGCCGTCAGGTAGTGGTTCAGGTCCAGCTCAAGCGCGTCGGCGAGCTTGTCTTCCTGCAGGTTGCCGTTGTTGTTGTCGTCGCGGATCTTCACTGGGCCGTCGGTCGGCAGCATCTCGCTGCGGGCGTTAGCCTGAAAGCGCAGCACGGCCTCAAGCAGCAGCGGGTGGCGCACCCGGCTCATGCCCTCGACGGGCGCGCCGTCGGTCGAGCCGCCGAGGCCGGGGATCTCGATCTTGAGGCCGAGCAGCTTGATGCCCGTGGCCCGGCCCTCAATCCATTCCTTGCGGCTCTCAATGTCATCGTTGATGCCGCGCAGCAGTTCGTCGGCGATCTGGCCCAGCGACCCTTGGTCGATGTCGTCGACGAGGTTGTCGAACCATCCGCCCTTGCCCTTCTTGGGCTGGTCGACGAGGCTCTTGCCGTCGAGGCTAATCGTCACCGAGCCATCTTCGTGCTCGATGCGAAGGATGGCGTCGTCGTCATTGGCGGGCTCAATGTCGGGGCCGTTGCCATCGATGACGACGTCGGGAGCCCGCGTCTCCAAGCCGGGGAGGCGGATATTCGGGTTCACTAGGCCGGGCATCGGAGGCATATTCAGCCCTCTTTCGACAGCAGCAGGGAGATTTCCTCGTCGAAGCGACGGAGGCCTTCTTGAGCCGCCAATGTATCAGACATGGCGTTGATCGTATAGACGCGGACGTAGTCGTGCGGCTCGCGGCCCCAGACCTCGACCCTGAAGGCGCCCATGCCCACCGGCGTGGCGGGGCGAATAACATCGACGGTGGCGCTGCACGGGATCACTTTTGCTCTCCAAACTGGGCGATCCATTCATTCACCTGATCATGCAGGCGCTGATGGTCTTCATAGGCGCGCTTTAGCTTGTCCTGCAAGATGCCGATCTCTTTGCTTTGGTTAAGCACAGACTTCGACATCAGCGCCACCTGTTCCGGGGTCGCATTGGTGAGCCGCACAAGCTGGTTAAGCTTCTCATTCTCATCGTAGAGCTGAAGGCCGATGCGCCCAGCGTCCTCGCAGGCCCTGACGGCCTCAAGCAGCTTGACCCGCAGGCGCCGGTTCTCGGCCTGCAAGTCAAACAGGGCGCGCAGGCCCTCGGGCCAGAACCACTTCGCCAGCCGGTCGCGCCACGTCGGCACCAGCTCGGCGCGGTCAGCTTTGCCGTAATACCTGCCTTCACCCTTCAACTCGGCGAAGCCCATACTCTTTGGCAACTCAGTCATGTGATCCTCCTCAGATCGGGTAGAGCGGCGCAAGGGTCTTGCTGACGTGTTTGCGCCCAGCGTCAATCTCGGCAATACGCTCAGGCGCCCGGACAAGCAAGCCGGTCTCTCGCAGGTGGCGCAGGGCCTGACTGACGGTGTCCACAAGGTCGTCGTGCTTGCCCTTGGGGAACACTTCGCACTGGCGGATGACGGCGTCGGCCCACCGGCGGTCGGGGGCGTAGATCATGCCCTCGGAGAACAGGTGCTGCACCGAGTAGATGCGGGCCAGCTTGTCGAGAGACTTGGGGTTGATGATTTGGACGGCCCAGTCCTCGCCGCCGTAGAGCCGCCGGATCTCTTGGGCGACAGACAGGCCGGACGCCTTGCCCTCGACCAGCAGCTTGTCAACCTTCCGGTCCTTGCAGGTCTTGGCGACCTTGGCGACGAGGTCGGACAGCTCAAGGCGCTCCTGCCAAGCGTCGATCATCATGACGCGGGGAACGCTCTCGGGGTTGTACTCCAGCATGTCGCGGATCCTGATGCCCTCGTCGAAGCGGCTCGCCTCCTCGGCCGTGTTCTTGCGGCGGCCCCGGTCGGGGCTGACGAAGTTCTCGGCGCGGTTGGCGGACAGGTCGCTGGAGAACACGCCCCAGACGGTCATGGCGCTGAAGTCGTTCTCCTGCTTCGTCGTGTAGGCGGTGTCGATGCTGGCGACGATGTAGTCGAAGGGCGGGTACGCCTCCTCGACCCACGTCTCCCACCAGCCGGGCTTGATGACGCCGCCGCCGCGCGGTGTCGGCTCCTGTTGGAACTGCCCGGCGACGGCGTATGGCCCCATGACCTTCTCGTCGCGGTCGACGATCTCGATCGGGAAGCGGGCGGGGAACAGCAGCTCGCCGTCCTCCTGCCTTGGGTCTTCGATCCCGAGCATCGTGGGCGCCGCCCTGATCGGGTCGTAGCGCATGGGCAGCATGATGTGGTCGTAGCCCAGCCGCTTGTCGAGGATGACGCCGGAGACGTCGGCCTCGTGCAGGCGCTGCATGATCACGACGATGGCCGAGTGGATCGGGCTCGTGAGGCGGGACGGGATCGCTTCGAGGAACGTCGTGACCTCGTGATCACGCATCGTCTCGGACGCCGCGCTGTCCACGCTGTGGGGGTCGTCGAGCAGGACGCGGTCGCCGCGGATACCTGTCAGGCTCGTGATCGCGGTCGCGATCCTGAAGCCCGAGGCGCTGTTGACGAAGTTCAGCTTCTCGTTCTGATCGGCCGCCAGCTTGACGCGGTCGCCCCACCGCTTCTGATACCACTCGGACGTGATGAGCTGGCGCATGCGGCGGCTGTCGCGCGCCGAGAGGTTCTCGATCTTGTGGGCGGCGCAGACGTAGCGCAGGTGGGGCATGTTGCGCGGCCCCCACTCCCACGCGGGCCAGAACACGTTCGTGATCAGGCTCTTCATCGTCCCCGGCGGCACGTTGATCAGCAGGCGGTTGTAGGGCGTCCCGTCGGGCAGCTCGACGCCGTCTGTGATCGCCTCAAGGTGGGCGGCGATGAAGTCGATGTGCCACCCGTGCGTGTACGGCGCGCCGGGCTCGATCGTGTGCCAGCTCTGCTTGATGAAGTCGACGAGGCTCTCCTCGCAGTCGATCTTGCTGATCTCGAAGAGCTGGGCGTCGACGTCAATGCGCTGGCCGTCATAGTCGATGAAGCGCGGCATCAGTACGCCCCGAGCGTGTCGACGAGGTAGTGCTCGCCGGTCTCAGCGTCGATCAGCTCGTAGAGCAGCATCTGCCTCTCGTGCCAAATCATGGCGCTGAAGATGAGGTCGCCGTCTGGCGCCTCGTAGCAGTAGCCGTCCCGGTTATCCAATTCGGAGCGGCGGAGCCATCCAAAGGTGTGGTGGAAGCCGACGCGGACGAGGTTTGGGATGGGCGCCCGAACGTGATGTTGGCCTGCGCCCGGACGTCCTGATTGCGCCATGTCCAGATCTCCCCGCTGTCCTGAAACACCACCCAGACGATGTCCGCCTCGTGGCCGTAGTCTATCACTATGTGAGCCAGACCGCCGCCCTTGGGCGTCGTGAGCGGCAGGGCGGGGTCAAGCTGAAGCATCGTCGTCATCGTCATCCATCTCAGTTGGGTCGTGCTCAATAATCTTGGAGGCGCTCAGCAGGGCCTGCTTGAACGCCTCGCGACTGTTCTGGTCTAGCTGCCGCACGTCGATCACCTGCGACTGCACGCTGACGTTGCCGGTGATCTCTGTGATCACGTTGTTCCCATACACCCTCGGGGCCATCTTCTGCGCACGCCACTGGGCGGTCGAGATCTTGAGCTTCATGACATCGACGTTGTCCTTCGTGGCCTCGTCCGCCATCGCCTCGATCTTGTCGAGCAGGAAGTCCGCGAGCCCCTCGCGCGCGTGCGCGCACCGAGTGCGGAAATCGGGCTGATGCTCAAACCACGAGTACACCGTGTAACGCGACGGCATGCTGGCGTCTGAGCAGATCTTGGTCAGGTTCTCGCCCTCAATCATGCGCCGACAGATCTCGTCGGCGACGTCCTGCGAGAACGTGGACGGGCGCCCGACCCGGCGCTTGGCCTCGGTGGGCAGTGACGCGGGGCGGGCCTTCTTGACCATTACACCTCGATCTCCACGCAGGCGGCGTACTCGCCGAGGGGCGTCTTCTCGAAGCCCTCGACGGCGGCCAGATACAGGTCGAGAATGGTCTGCTCACGCTCTCGCTCGTGCTGCGGCTTCTTGCGCATGGCGACGATCTTCTTGAGGATCTTCACGTCGAGGCCGTTGCCCTTGGCCCCCTTGTAGATCTCCGAAATGTCGAGCGCGACGGCCGCCTTCTCGTCTTCCATCTTCTCAATGCGTTCGATCACGGTGGCGATTTGATTATTGCTAAGCATGTGTATTTCCCCTCGTTGTCAATGCGACGGACGCAGAATGCTTCAATTTCCGCACAGCGTCAATCCGGCTGATTTTCGGGCGCCCAGATGCGCACCAAAATTATTTTTGAAAAAAAGTTATCCACAGGGCTCGGTGGGGCTTTACAGGCGAAATATTTTCGCGGTATAAGGTGTTCATGGTTGCTTCTAACCACATGGAGATCGACATGACCGACGAAGTCCAGAAAGTCACCTTCCGCAACAATGGCAAGAACCATCGCGGTGTCCTCATTTCAGGCTCGCTCTTCGCCACTTGCCGTTGCACCGGATCGCAGAATGGTCGCCTCACCAATGGCGCGAAGATTATTTGCGAAGGCCACGATCAAGCAAACTGCGGAAAGTAATCCAACCGGGGGCTCCGGCCCCCACCACCCTCCCCACCGATGGAGATTGATATGATCCAGCAAATTCAAACGAAGACAGTCAAGTCCAGCACGATCATGCGCAGCAAGGCGTTCGTCGAGGGCTTCCAGAGCGTCCGCAGGGGCGAGGCGCTCGACTACAACCGGCACCGCCTCGATACTCGGGCGCAGTGGAATTACGAGCGTGGGCGCCTGCTGGCGCTACAGTTCACGGGCGCGCTGAAGTTTGGCCAGCGGCTGAACCCGGACGCGGAGCTGGCGTACTGCTACGCGCGGGCGGCCAGAACAATCACTTAAAATTATTCACAGGGGGGCGCGAAAATGCTTCGCACCCCCTTTACATGCGAAAATCTTTCGTGCTAAAAGTTGTGCATGGTTGCTTCTAACCACATGGAGATTGAGATGAACATGCAGATCAACGACAAGGTTTGGTATCTTGGAGAGTTCAAGGCGACCGTGGTCGGCGTTAAAACGAACGGTGTGATCATTGAATTTTGGGGCCAAGGGTTCCAACGCGATCAGCTCATCCGCAAACGGGTTGCGGCACGATACCTGACAGCCCGAGCATAATTTAGGGGCTCCGGCCCTTCTTTCACCCACAAACATGATGGAGATTGACATGGACTTCCGCTTTTACACCCTCGGCGACACCCTCCCCTCCCTCGCCTTCACTGCCACCGGCGTCGATCTGTATGACCACATGTGCGAGGCTATCGTGGACCACGTCCTCGGCGCCGACCCCTACTCTGAGACTGCGGCGCGCGACCTCATGGAGATCGTGGCGATGGAGACCCCGGACGGCGAATACATCGAGGCCGTGCTCGTGCAGGGCAAGCTGGTCGGCTCGATGGACGCCCCGTTCGCCCTCGACCCCAGCGAGTACATGAAGATCTAAAAAAGTTATCCACAGGGTGCGAAGGATCTTCGCACCCATTTGACAAACGAAAAAACTTCGTGCTATGAAAAATCACGGTCGAGATAGAGACCGCAACTTGATGGAGATTGACATGACCGCTTCCAACACCACCGCCGCCGTCGAAGTGTTCCTCGCCGCCAAAGCGCAGGCCGATCAGGCCGAGGCCGTCCTCAAGGCCGCAAAGGCCGACGTGGTCGCCATCGTCGGCGGCTACGGCTTCCTCGAAGGCGAGACCGCCGACCTCGATGTCGCCGTCCAGTCCCGGGCCTCAATCAACGAGAAGCTCCTCCTGCAGTTCCTGACGCAGGCCCAGATCGACGCCTGCAAGGTCGAGGGCGCCGCCTACCCCGTCGTCCGCATCAAGGCCAAGAAGGCCCGCAAGGCCGCCTAATCATCAACTAGGGGGACGAGTTCCCCCACTCACACCGGAGAACGACATGAAAAAGCTCATCGACGCCTACCGCGCCAACCCCATCATCGCCAACGCCATGCGGATCGTGATCTACTCGAAGCGCCACCCGATGGCCGCGTGCATGCTGGCGCAGGAAGACATCGCGCTGCTCGACAAGGCACGCAACCAACTCAAGCCGGTGGCCGAGAAGCTCGCCGCAGTCGTGCAGGGGGAGGCCTTCTGATGCCCCACCCCGTCCACACCTCCCGCCGCCAGCGAGATGGCGTCTACGAGATCTACTACTTCGACCGCCTAGTCGGATGGGTCAGCCAAGGCTCCATGAGGGCCTCCGGCAGGCCAATCTGGCGAGCCCTGTCCACGCAGGGCGACTTGCGCCACGCCCACTCCTTGGCCTCCGCACGGGCCGCAATACTGGAATTTACGAGATGAGCCCCGCAACCTTCAAGCAGACGATGGACAGCCTCGAACTCACCACCGCCGACGTGGCCCTGATGATGGGCGTCACCCAGCGCAGCGTCCAACATTGGCTGGCCGGTACGTCGCCCGTCCCGCAGCCCTGCGCGCTGATCCTGCAGGGGATCTACGATGGCCTGCTCACGATAGAGTGGGTCGGGGACAAGCTGGTGCTCGAATTGCAGATCAACTGACGCGCGAGGGGGCGCCGTCAGTTGTGGGGGCCGGGGGCACGTACTGCGTCCCCCGGCCCCCTTCCGTTTCAAAAGGGCAGGGGGTCGTCAATCGGCGCCTTGCTGTCCGGTATCGCGTCCAGCGGATCCCGGGGCGGACCCGAGACCCTCTCGACCTGACACCCGGGGAAGCTGGCCTTGACCGCCGCCAGCCCGGGATAGTTAGCCAGAAGCCTACCTATCTCTGACATTGTGTAGACTTCGACATGCCTGCCCTGCGCCGCCACCAGACGCAGGTCCAGATCGTTTTTAACGACCGCCACGACCGTCCCGTCGGGTGTCACGGCCTCCCACACCTCGGGCGCCAACAAATGGGCTCCAGCGACCTCCGCAGCCCTGTCCAGAGCCCTCCACGCCGACAGCATGCGCCCGGCCTCCGCCTTCACGTCCTGCAGATTGCCGTGCCAGATCGCGCAGTTGAGCTTGTACCGCTGCCGGTCGAACTTCTCGCGCAGCTCCCTGCCCACGAGCAGCCGCAGCCGGTCGCGGCCCCACTTCTCCTCCATCGCCACCGCGACCATGTCCACGTCGTCGAGGTGCTCCCGCCCGGCGATATACATGCCGGGCGTCTCCTGCCACTCCGGGAAGCCCCTCTCAGTCGTCGGCATGCCAAAGTGCGTCCGCGTGCCCTTGGGCCACGCCTTGGACTTGTATGGGGCCTTAGACATCGGAGAACTCCCTCCCGAGGCGCAGGCCGCTGACCCGCCTGTGCCTGTCCGTCATCACGAACTCAATCACGCCCTGATTGATCATGGCGTTGACGTAAATCTTGGCCTCCAGCTCGCTGATTTTGAACTCATCCGCCACCATGCCCACGATATACCTGCCCAGCTTGGCCGTCTGGGGCTTATGCGACAGGGGCGCCATGTCCCCGCCGCGCTCCTCGATCTTTTCGATCACGAAGTTATTGATCCGGGGCGGGACCACCGTCTCCGCCGCCTCAATCTGATCGGCGGGCAGCGGGCCACCGCGCCCATTCACATGGGCCGCCACCCAGTCCCACATGGACGGGTAGAACCGCTGCAGGAGGAACCCGTCCTTGGTCTTCGCCCGGTGCTCATTGCTCAACCCGAGGCGCCAAACGTTCTTGATCGCTGGCCTGTCAAGGTACAGCTTGAGGCTCGTCCACTCGCCGTCCGAGTAAGACTGGCACTCGACCAGCCTCCAGTCGCCCTCCGCCGCCAGCTCGACCTCATCGACGTTCAACTTCAACGTCCGGCCGCCCACCCTCGCCTTCTGACCTTCCATATCAACCCCCACTGTTAGCTGAACTTAAATAATATTAACCACTCATCAGCCTGTCAACTCACCACCCACCGCCTCCCCTTAACTTGCGGGGGAGGCCCGGAGCGACAGCGCAGGGCCGATCCCGCGCCACTCCGCACTATCAATCCCCGGTCGAGAACGAAGGCGCGGAGCGACCTTCGAGACCCTCCATTGCTTCCTGCTGAAGTCATCCTCCCGCCGTGCGGGGGGATTATTACTAAGGTAATATCACCAAGACTTCAGCAAGAACTGCGGAGGTTGACCGGAGGTTAGCGGAGGTTGGTCAGTTTTTCCCGGATTTCTGGGCTTTTCAACCTCCGCTATCCTCCGCGTCACTCCCACGCCCGCTTGACGTCGTCAACATGAACGTCGCGGTAGTATTTGACGCTCTCCGGCATCAGACGCATGAAGTCCTCAGTGTGGTGCCAGACCAATTTGTAGCCCTCTGGGGAAACCAAAGACCAGCGTTGGATGACGAGGCGGGGTATCCACAGCCCCCTCATCAGGCGGGCCTTCCAGCGGCGCTTGGAGACTGGTTTGATGCGCTTCATAAGAAACCCTCCGGGAGGATCATGCGGTTGTTGATGCCCTTGCCGGTGATTTGCGCGAAGTCAGGGGTGAAACTGTGATGCAGGCGGAAGGCTTCCGGCTGATGATGCGTGAACATCCGCATGGCACTCTCATCCGCGCGGCTCTCAATGGCCGCCGTCTGCAGGCCGTCCATGAACATGAGGCTCGTGGCGTGGCCAAGGCGACGATAGAAATCTTCGTTTACAAAAGCAAAGGGATCTCCAGCCGCCTCCATGATCTTGGTCTCAACCCACTCACCATTGACGACCGAGATGCCACGGACGACCATAAATGGCTCAAACGGGATGACCTTCACGGGCATCAAGTTCTGGGCGCTGACGATGGCTGGCGCCGCAAACAGAGACGCCATGCCGGTGAGAAAGCCCCTGCGTGATGATGTTAAGCTCATGCTATTTATCCTCCAATGCTTTGCGGCATATGTTTGCGATACAAGTGTTGCCCCAATTATCCGCCACGCGGGCGGCTTCCCGCAGCGCGGCTCTCAACTTTTCAATTTGCGGATCAAGGGTAGAGAAGCGCCGCTCGTCCGCCACCATCTTGTGGAGGGCAGTGGAGACCTTGGCCTCCACCTCCTCGCTGATCTCCGCCGGGATCACTTCACGCGGCGTCATCGTTCTCGTCCTGCGCCAGCGCATCAAGAATGATGCGGTCGATTTCAGGGCTGAAGCGGTCGCGCCGGTTGTTGACGCGAGCCACCTCAATCAGGGCCTGCCTCAACCTCTTGATTTTGTCGGCGGCCCGCACCTTGAAGGGCGTCGGGCCACTCTTGAGTTGCAGGCCTTGAGTTGCGAGAAAGTCCTCCAGCTCCTTCAGCGCCAAGCGCCCAAAGCCGGGGACGCGCAGCCACTCGTGGCCAGCAAGTTCAACAACATCCCCGAGCGTATCCATGTTCTCCGCCATCAGGCAGTTCCACAGACGCGACGAAATTTTGAACCGGATGTCTCTGACTTCAATATCCAACGCGCTCATTGGACGCCCCCTTCGTTCATGTCTTCGATCTTGCGGGCAGTGTCGATGATTTCCTGCACGCTGGCGGTGAAGGTGCGCAGGTTCTTTTCGAAGTTCACCTCATCACTCGTCATGTTGATAGCCTCGGCCACGAGGAATGCGAGGCTGGTCATGATGACGGGGCCACCCTTGCCCTTCATGATGATCCGCATGCGGTGGATGGTTTTTTCGCACTCGTGTGCGACGCGCTCGGTGTCAAATTCCATGATGTTCCCCTCTAGTCGATTGATCCAATTACCTTGAGGCCTTGCATCTTCGTGCTCTTGTCCGCGACCTCGTAGGACAAGACTTGGTTGGACAGCCACGTGTCCACCATCATTTCGGCCACCTTCTCGGGGAGGTCGAATTGCTGGGAAATGATCGCCGGGGCGTAGCGCCCCTGCTTGCGCGTCTGCGAGTAGCTCGACAGGGGCTTGCCATTGAACCACGCAGTCCTGATGACATTCAGGATCTGCTGGCACTTGGCCTTGTCGGGCCAGACGGCGGACGCCTGCTTCTGCTCCCGGCTGAGTTTGGCGTAGAGACTGCCCTTGCCGGTCATGTCATTCAGAACCACCTTCTTCAGCTCGAACGGCATGCGCCACCCGTCCTCGGCCGACTTGATCTTCTTGGCGTGGATCTCGCCGACTGTCTCGCCCTCCTCGCGCTCGATCGCGTAGAGGAAGTCCGCCGCGCCGTCGAAGACGGTCGAGCCCCGCAGGTTGCCCTGACGTGAGGTATGGTGGACGCCCACCACCGTCGTCTTGAACGTCTGCCGGACGGCGTCGCAGGCGCCGATGAAGAGCGTCATGTCCTTCTGGAGGTTCTCGTCGGCGCCCGGCAGCACGCGGCTGACGGTGTCGACGAAGACGGCCACCGGCGCGCCCGAGATCGTGGAGATGTGGCCCACGGTATTGATCAGGCGCGTGACGTCGCCCGCCGCCATGAAGTTCATGGTCTCGTGGATCAGGAAAAAGGGCACGTTGTTGTGGCTGATCCCGTTTTCCTTCTTCCAAGCGTGGATCCGATACTTCATGTCGCCCACGCCCTCGGAGGAGATGTAGACCACCGGCCCGTGCTTCAGGATCTTCTTGCCAAACCACTCGGGCAGGCCCGAGGCGATCGAGAGGGCCTTCCCCAGCTCGATGAAGGACTTGCCGCACCCGGGCGGCCCGTAGGTCAGGCCAAAGCCCATCTCGACCATCACGTCCTCGATGATGTAGGTCGGGTCAGGGAGGGCGTCGATGCCGTCGAGGTCGAGGAAGGCGAAGACGCCGTCCGGCCTCTTGATCTCGGCCTTGATCTCGCCAGTCTCGGGGTCGAAGAAGTACGT